AGATCCTATGTCAGGTCAAGCAAGTATCGATCATGAAACAGCAGAAGATAGAGGATACTTTAAAGTAGATTTTTTAAACGTAAATGTATACCAAGGTATAAAAGACGAAGAACACATGGAACGTCTTCTTGCTAAAGAACCTAATTGGGCAAGGCTTTGGGAAAGTGAAGAATTTTGTGATCAAGTTATACACGTTAATGGACATCACAAGCTGATGGTTAAACTAAAACCTGATAGCATGACTAGAATGGCAATGTTTCTAGCAGTAATGAGACCTGGTAAGGCAAAGTTACAAAATTTAGATTGGAAACAAATTGCTGAAAAGGTATGGACAAAGCCAGCTGATGGCAGTTACTATTTTAAAAAGGCACACGCCGTGGCTTATGCTCATTTAGTAGCAATCCATATAAACTTATTAGAAGAAAAGGAGACAATATGAACTTTTTAATTTGGCACTTATTAGCAATATGTTCCGTAATGGCAATATCCTTTATTGCTGGAGTTTGGTTTGCTAATAATACTTGGATTAGATTTAAAAAAACATCTAGTTGGATTAAACCAGCACCAGATAGTATCAAACTTTACAATCCCAGAAAAAACAAAAACTTAATGGAATAAATGACTTACCTAGTAGACGACAAGTGTGTCTTGTGTAAACACAAAGACTGTGTAGAGGTATGCCCAGTTGACTGTTTTTACGAAGGCGAAAATACTTTAGTAATTAATCCTGATGAATGTATTGACTGTGGAGTATGTGAACCTGAATGTCCAGTAGAGGCAATTTGGGCAGATACTGATTCTAGTAAAGACCCAGAAGAGTTAGCTTATTGGTTAAAATATAACAATGCTGAGTTCATTGAAAAGAATGCTTGGCCTGTTATAACAGAAAATGATGACCCTATGCCAGAGCATGAAAAATATCATCCTGATAATTTTCCAGAAGGAAAGAAGCATCTATTCAGCGAGAAAGCTATGCCACCAGGAAAGCCTGAGTAATGAGTTGGTTCAAAGATCATCAAAGAGTACTAGTGTACCATCCGGGACAAGGTGGTGAGTATATTTGTTGTAAACTTAACGAAGAGAACCATAAAGAAAATGGTATTAATAGATACAATACTATTAATGGATTTCCCGGACAAGACTATTTGTACAGACAAGCAGAACGTTTAGAAAAACTAGACTGGGAATGGTCTGAAGAATGTAGACTAACTTTTAATTCAGAACAGCACCTAAAAAACGAATTACAAAATTCAAATCCCGACTTTAAATTCTTAGGTGGAAACCCAGATAGAAATTTACCAAGATTAGGTAGAAGAAACTATGCTAAAAGTTCTGACTGGTTTCCTACTCATTGGGATTATGGGATATTTAGGAAACCAGTTTTTCAATGGCTTGATTGTGATAATGATGAATGGATTCATCATTGGGCTGTTTGTATTCAAATGAAAGATGATAGATCTACTATTGTTAGACCAGAGGATACTGTAGAAACTTATAAATTATATAGGGAGTATTATTCTAGTAGATATCCTGATTCTAGAATAAGTGTAGATGATCAAGATTTTAGACAGAAAACAGGATACATGGATTGGGCAAAAAGAAACATAGAGTTATTAGATGCTAATACTAAACCAATTCAACAATTTGAATTAGATAAGTTTAGGAATTTGCCTTCTTAACTAATTGTATACTTCTTTTCTTTACTCTTTTTTCGCTGATATTTTTTAATGAAATTTGAGGTCCAGCGAGAACCTCACAATCTTTAGCAATGAATGTGCTAAGGCATATCTTAAAATAAGCAAAATCTTTCTTTAAAAATATGTTAATAGGTATTAGTCTATTAGACTCATTCCACCACACATCACCCATATCTAAGAATAACTTTTTCTCATCAATGGTTTTTAATCGCTCTATATCATATATGCTTAGGCAATGTTTATCATAGTTTTGTATGATTCCAACATATTCATTGTTAGCATAGGTTACATGGCTAAGAAATGGGAATTTCTTCTGTAACTTTTCAAATTTATTCACGTCCGCTCCATAAATACAGTATAATAAAGGTAATTTTATAATGCTAAAAACTACAACCTATTTAGTAGAACAAAACCACTCAGTAGTATATACCACTATTGGGTCCACACCGAACAGGAATATGACTATGTATGCTCGTAATTTAAAAGTTTACAAGGGTGTTAAGAACCCACTTGTAATAGAAATGAAAAACAACGATCAAAAACCTGTAGATATTACTGGTAAAACATTTGTCTTTAATATCCTAGATCAGGAAAATCGTAAAACGTTAATAAGCAAAACAGGTACAATTACTAATGCCTCAAAAGGTAAAGTACAATTCGATGTAACTGAAAGCGACTTATTAAAGGTTGATGGGCAGTTTTTAAACTACAGTATTTTAGATAATACTAGTGGTGAAAGAGGTGTAATTTTTGTAGATGATCATTATGGTGCTATGGGTAACATTGAAGTTATTGATGGACCATATACAGAGTTTAGAGAATCACAAACTATTACATTGCCTGACAATAATGCTGTTTCAGTTGAAGCTTCACCAAGTTTAAATCAAAATTCAGCTTTACATACAGCTCAAGTATATTTTACAGACTTTACAGGGTCGTTAAAAATTGAGGGAAGTATGGCGGCTATAAGTGAATTAGACACAGATGAATGGTTTGAAATCACTACAAAGAACTATACAAACCAATCAGACAACGTTTATATTAACTTTAATGGTGTTTACAGCCACGTTAGATTTTCTAGAACATTAACTTCAGGCACAATAGACAAGATATTGTATCGTTTGTAAAAAAATCACTATATGTAGTGTATTTTTTACCTATTTTTCTGGTTGACTTTATCTCCAAAGATGCTATACTGTAAGTATAGTTAAAAAGGAGCAAAAAATGGGATTAGAAACTCACTCAACTGTTGAAATTAAAGAGAGGTTCCATAAAGAAAATAAGGAACTTCCTACTATATTTTGGCAACACGGAACTTTATGGATCGACACAGAAGATACAGATGACCTTAGAATTATTAAAGAGGTTATGGAAGATGAAGTGTTGAATAAAAATTTCACCGTAGATTTTAATTTATTAAAAGCAACAGAAACAGAACCATGGGATCAGTGGGCCATGGATATAGTGGAGAAATAATTATGTCAGATCTTGCTACACACATCAAAAACATTAACTCTAAGCATAAAGCAGAAATGGAATCAAATCCTAATGTTTGGATTGGTATGGTTGTAGAAGATTTAGACCATTGGGCTCAATATGGTGTTTATACACCTGCTCAATTTGATCGTTATCAAGACGAATGTTCTCTTTACGAAGCAGTTTCACAAGCAACTTCTAAATCGTATGCTCGTACGGTTGTTGCTAATACTGATGGTATGAGTGATGAAGAATTTAAGAAAGAATTAGATCATTGGTGGAATCAAGCTGAAGTTGAAGCTAAACGTGAAGCAGAAGAAGAGGCTATTAGAGTAAAAGCATTTGAAGGGCAGATTTTAAACACAATTAAAGATGGTGCTGGTGATCGTAAGACAGCAATTAAATGGATTTTACAAGGTGAGAATTTAGATAAAGAACAAGACAAAGGATATATTTGTTTTAGTCTTGGTCTTCCTTACTCTTTTGAAAAAGAATTTACTGAGGTATTAAATTAATATGTCTTTTGTAGGTTTTTTATTATTAATTTTGGTATTAATGTACGCCTCTAAAAACTTTCCTGGTGCTATAGGAAACTTATTTAAAGGTGTTATGATTATATTTGGAATATTGTTTATTGCCATAATAATATTAATGATAATGGCGTACTAATAAGTATTAATTTAAGAGAGGATTACATTGAAAATATTTAAAGATAAAACAGACGACTTTTTCAGATGGGTTAAAGGGACCGAGCTAGTTGAACTAGATGATATTGATGTATCAGAGGATCCTGTAAGACCCGAACTTACTTTAGGTTTTAGAATTACACATGGTAGAAAAATATTTGGATTAAAGTTTCAAGATGAAATTGAAGCTATTGTCTGTGTAGCTATTTGCCCAGAAGTTCCTTATACAGTAAGAGAAATGGATTATATGAGTAGAACAGAAGATGGTAAAATTGCTATTGCTTATACTGTATGGTCTCGTAAAAGAGGAGCAGGAAAAGAAATTATTAAAAAATTAGGAGAATGGGCTAAACAAAATAATGTAGAAAGATTAGTTACATTATCTCCACTAACACCTATGGCAACACATTTCCATATTAGAAATGGTGCCAAGCAAGTTCATATTAATGATGAAACTCAAAATTTTGAGTATAATTTAACTTAGATTATTTGTTTATTTTTAGCAGTATTCTTAACGTAGTTAGCCATACCGTGATCTCTCAACCCATCAAACAATTCAAAGTTTTTAATGGCCGCCCAATGTCCTCTAGCCCAGTCTTTAAGTAATTGCCATTTAGATAAACCGTTTCTCAAATTACCATAATGATTAATGTACATCATATCTCCATGGTGTCTGAAACCCATAATCCATAAAGGTACTTTAGTAACTAGGTCGTTATTATTACGCCATCTGTAGTGTTTAACATTAACACTTTCTACCCATTTTTTATTACCAACTCTAGGTGATCCAAACGTGTATAATTCTTTACATTTATTCTGTAATCTACTAGCGGCGATTGTTGCCATTGCTCCACCTAAACTGTGACCACAAATATATAATGGTTTTGATGTGCTTAATTTTTCTTTTATGTCTTTCCAGACCTTATTAACTTCGTCATAAAAGCCATCATGTACTCTACCTTTAGTTCTGGACTTGCTCTTCCATGCTTTTAGGTCAGCTTTGATATCATTAAACTCTTTTGGCTCTGTACCCCTAAATGCTAACACCTGCTCATCTTTGTTTGTTAATACTACTACTTGAGCACCGTCTTTGCTTATAAATTGTACTTTAGTATATCCGACCTTTTTTAGTTTAGCTGTTAATTTAGCGTCGAACTCTTCATACACTAATCCTGCCAAATTAGCGAAATGACTACTTCTATTCATAATGTTTACTCCTACTGATTACTATTAATATACTATATTTAACGATTTTAGCGAAAAAACTGTAAACAAGATATTAATAGAACTGGAGAAAATTCAATAAATAACATTACAGGGAGACTCTAATGAAAAGAAAAACAAGATCATTACTAGAAGAATTAGATTCTATATCGTACGATAGGGATCGTAAACACGTGGTAGAAAGTAGAGCAACTCACCTAATCCAATCATCGATTAATTTAATCAATATGATAAAAGAAAATTTCAATGAAGAAACAGCAGTAGACCTAGAAAAACGATTTTTAGCGGCCATTAGGAAACAAGAGCCAGTCAAATTCACTAGAGGAATTAGGAAATTAAAGCATGAAGATTAATGAAATTGATAACGTAAAGAGTTACAGTAAAGGTAGTTATAAGTTATCAGGTGGCATTTCCGGTAAAGGTGGCCAAATAGGCGAAGTTATAGATATGACAACACGTCATTATAAAGCGTGGAAAGATATTATAACAAAACACAGCGATCATGCTAAATCAAATCCAGCAGGCTTATTACAAGCATGGATTGACAGATTTTATGGTTCAAGTTCAGCTAAAATATCATATAAAAAAGCATCAACAGAGTTTGGTGTTGATACAGATAAAAAAGGTGCTAATGCTATTTTAAGAATAGTAATAGCTATTATGTTAAAGCCTAAGTCATCAGTAGAAATGCAATCTTACATTGAACAAGTACAAGATAAACTACCTAATGATATTTCTAAAGAAGTATCTGAAAATATGCCTGCTCCTCAAGGAGATCCAGAACCGGCCGCGGCACAAAACCAAGGTTCAAACATAGCAAAAGGTACACTTAAAAAAGCATCTGACGGTGCTCCATATGAGTGGGCTGGTGCTCAATGGATAAATTTAAAAACTGGTAGAATGGCAAGTAAACAAATATCCGCAGAATTAGGGAAATAAAATGTTAATAACAGAAGTACTCAAGCCTCGTACATGGCAAACATTACTAGAAGCGTCTGATCCTAACAAAAATTTACATTTAGAACATTTAGAAGATTTAATTTTAAATAATGGATACGATGGTGCTATTTCATCTCTAAAATATATTGATGCTCTTAGAGGTATGCTTTATACAGGCGGTAAAGCACAAAGTCAAGTAACAGTTAAATGGGACGGTTCTCCAGCAGTATTTGTTGGTACAGATCCAGTAGATGGTAAGTTTTTTGTAGGTACTAAAGCAGTATTTGGTAAGAATGAACAAAAGGCGGCCAAAACTAATGCTGATATTGACAAGTGGTATCCTGGGGAAGGATTAAATGCTAAACTTAAAATAGCATTATCAGAATTAAGTAAATTAGGAATTCAAAAAGTATTACAAGGTGATATGATGTTTACTACTGATTCAATAGAAGAATCAAATATTAATGGCGAAGCCTGTATAACATTTACACCTAATACTATTACCTATGCTGTTCCAATAGACAGCGAGATTGGTAAAACAATTAGACAAGCAAAAATCGGTGTTGTTTTTCATACAACATACTCAGGTGAAACATTATCTGATATGAAAGCTGAGTTTGGTGCTAGTGTAAACAATTTAAAGAAAGTACCTAGTGTTTGGGTAGATGATGCTTATTATAAAGATGTTAGTGGTAAAGCAACATTAACAAAAGGTGAAAACCAAACAATAGTACAAGCATTAGGACAAAGTAAAAATACACTTGGTAAAGTAGATAAAGAAAGATTTAATTCATTTTTACAGCAACCTGATTTAGCTAAATGGGTTAAACCATTTATTAATAAAAAAATTACAGCAGGACAAAGTATAGGTGATCCAACAGCATTTGTTAAAGACTTTGTAGTATACTTTAAAGAGAGAATGGACAAAGAAATTGAAGGACTTAAAAGTGGACCAGAAGGACCTGCGGCACAAAAAAGAATTGAACGTAATTTACAGTTAGAACAATTTGTAGATGATAACTTAAATAACTTACTAGCAGTTATGGCCGTATATAAACAAGTTATACAACTTAAATTAAAACTGTTAAAGAAATTAGAATTAATAGAACAGAACGTAGGTACGTTCTTAAAAACAGACTCAGGATATAAAGTTACAAATCCTGAAGGCTTTGTAGCATTTGGTATTGAAGGTGGTGCTGTAAAACTTAATGATAGATTAGAGTTTAACAAAGCAAACTTCAATCAAGCAAAGAGCTGGAGCAAATAATGGCATTTGAATTTATAAAAGAAGAATTAGGCGAAGCTAGAATGTTTAAAGATCCTAAAAGGATCAATGTTAGCAGTCAAGCACGTTTAGGTGATACATTATATTCTCATTTACTTGGATTACAAGTAATGAAATATGAAAACCCAGCCCAAGCTAAAGCCTATGCTAGAAGCACTATGAGATTCGCAGGATTTGATGGTGTACGAGCAGGAGCAACAGATTTACACAATTTGTTAGCAAGTGTTGATAAAACGCCACAAGCTCAAGTAAAAAGATATTTAATGGACATTGTTAATGGTAGAAAAGATACTCAAGCAGATCGTAGAGCATTAATAATGATTCAAAGAGGCTTAGGTGTTAGAAGTGGGACTACAAATCAAATGAGACGTATTATTGCTGACTGGCCTAGAATGTTACCAAATGAGCGTAAAGTAGCGGCCACTAGATTAGGCTTTGCTTTAAATCACAATGCTAGAGGCAGTGACTTAACGCCTATGTATGTTAAAACAGTTAAAAAGGGTGGCTTGGGAATGGATCAAGCTAAAAGCCCATTATCTAAAAATCCACTTGTATGGGGAGCAGTAGCAGGAGCGGCCTTATACAAAGCTATACGAGACCCACGTTTAAAAGACCGTATAGGCGGTATTAAAAATTAATCTTAGTAGTTAAAAATCTCCAAAATCGTATAAATACTTGTATGTTCGCACTAGCGAATAAAAATTTAGGAGACTTAAAATGGCAGATTTAACAAGAGCACATGGCGCCGCAGGCGTTATGTTCGCAGGAAAAGAAGTAGCTTTAACTAGCTTATCTAAATCTAACTTAACACAAGCAGAGCTTGATTCATGTATCGCTTACATAGGCCTTACAGCAACTATCGTTGGTATCGGTGACGATACAGCAGGTGGTTTCAATGCTGGTGCTTCAGATGTAGTTCACGTATTATCAGAAGGTGCGGCTCCGGCGGCAGGTTCTAATTTTGGTGGAGTTACTGGTGTTACGGCGGCTGTTGTAGCATACTTTAACTAATAGTTAGAAGTTATACACAATTATGGAAAGGGCCTACGGGCCCTTTCTTTATGATAAATAAAAGCATTAAAGTAGGTTAAAATATACCTACTAGGTTAATATAATTTCAAGGAGAATATTATGCCAACAGTAACAAGATCACATCCTGCTACAGCGTCATCAAATACAGAGATGATGGGAGCAGATATGTCATTCTTTACAGTAGACTATGTTGCCACTAATGCTTCAACTGGCCCAGAAGGCGCTCAAGCGTCAAGCCATAAAGTAATTGGTAATACTAATACTATTGTAGCGATTGGACCAATGCTTGATTCTAACACACAGCAAACTTTCGCTGTTGAAGGATCTTTAGACGCGGCAACTATGCAGGCGGCTATTAGAGCTTTAGGTACAGTTGACGGAGTTGACTTATCAGGTGCTACAGTAACAGCTACTAAATTAGGAATCTTAACAGCGGCGGCTGTATCCTAATATAGTTTAAAACTATTAAAAATAGGCACTTTTTATAGTGCCTATTTTTTTGACCACCCTCTCACGTTAAGATAAGTACATATATAATGAATTATCTTGATCTCAACGAAATAACACAAATACATTTTGAACATACTAGTAAATGTAATTTACTTTGTCCCCAATGTGCTAGAGTTACAGATGACGGCAAAGTAAATCCTTATATGCCTATAGACGAAATGTCTTTAGATGATTATAAAAGAATACTAACGCCTGATGTTGTTAAACACGTTAATCATGTTTTCTGGTGTGGTAATTATGGTGATAGTATTGCTAGTAATAATTTTTTAGAATGTTTAGAATTTGTAAAAAGCACAGGAATTGAAGGAATAGGTATTGTAACCAATGCTAGTGCTAGAACACCAGACTGGTGGAGAAAGTTAGCAAACATCTTAGATGGGCCAAAGCATTCAATAACAATTAGTGTAGACGGTCTTAAAGATACTAATCATTTATATCGTGTTAATAGTAACTGGGATAAAATTATTGAAAATGTTACAGCATTTGTAGAAGCAGGCGGCGAAGCTCATTGGGATTATTTAATTTTTGATCATAATATACATCAAGTAGCAGAAGCAAAAGAATTAGCAAAAACTCTAGGAATTAAAAGCATTAATTTTAAAAATACTAGTAGATTTGTAAAAGTAGAAGAATTTAATAAAGCTAGTAATGATGCTTTAAGAGTTAAAACTAGAAAATCAGAACATACTATTTCTAGTAAAGAAAATAAAAACAAATCAAAATATGACCAGATTATAGATAAGTTCGGATCGTTCCACACTTATGTAGACCAGACGCCTATAACTTGTAAATATAAAAAAAAGAATATGATTTATATAGACTTTGAAGCAAAAGCCTGGCCTTGTTGTTGGGTTGGCACAAATAGATATTCTACTGGTAGAAAAAATATACAAACACAACAAATGATACAGTTACAAGAACGATACGGAAAAGATTTTAATAGTACAAAAACACATAGTTTAAAAGAAATAATGGAACATAGATTTTATAACAACGATTTAGTTAGCAGTTGGTCTAATAAAATGAATGATAAAAATCCTAAATTATTTACTTGTGGAAGAACTTGTGGAGATAGTTATGAGTTTACTAGTGTAGGTAACTTTAATGAGCAGAGGATAGAATTTTGAGTATGAGTCAATCACATGGATCGCCACACGCCGGATATAGTTTTGGGCAAATAAGAAGCAAATATAAAATTAATACATTAGTAGATATATCACCCACAGGAATAATATCTGAATTTAGAGAAGGTGTACAGATGCCTTTTGTAGATGATTTAAAACAAATTATTAATAACCAAGAAACATGGAACGTTAGTAGAAACGAACAACGTAATTGGGAAACAATCGTTCAATGTATTTCTATTAGAGCTCAACCTATTATGTTAGGAACACCTGTTATTGAAGAAATTACTGGAGTAGGTGGCAAAGGTTTTGGTTATACAGGAAAACAAAAAGTATGGTCTTTTGAATTTGGTTTTGAATTAGGAGACATATATGCTACCTCTGATGATCCTGTTGGGTTATTAAAAGAACAATTAGATTTAATTCCTATAGTTTCTAATTTAAAAGAAACTATAAGCCTACCTATTCCTTCACTAGCTACAACAGGTGATAAAGTAAATACGACCTGTATTGCTATAGACCTCTAGAACAATTTGTAGTAGTATAATTTCCAAGTTCAGATAAATAACTACAGTTGGAACTTAACAAAAACTTAGGCAGACTTTATAGGCAACAAACACAGGCACATTGTAAGTAGATCCAGCCCAGAAACATAGTGGGAAAAACAATGGCAGTACTAGACGTTGAAAAAGAAAGCCTTGAGGCACACGTTGATTTGTGTGCGGAAAGGTATAAAAGAATGGAAGAGAAACTAGACTCGATTGACGAGCGTATGACTAAAATGGATGAGGTTTTAGTGGAGTTACGTGACGCTATGTACAACGACAAAACAACAAGATCAAAGCAAATGATGACGGTAGGCGTGGGAATTATAGGTGCTCTTATATCAGCAGTAGCATTTTTAACCTACCAACTAATTATTCTTAATTAAAACTTCATACTAAATACAAGTATGCTAGTAAATGAAATCACATCAGAAGCAACAATGGCATGGGCCAGATCGGGCAAAAAAGTAGTCCGTAAATTCCGTTGTTCAAGCGGAAGGCTTAAAGGAAAAATTGTAGCAAATCCAGGTTCTTGTTACAAAGCCCCTAACATACAAAAACGTATTAAGTTAGCTATTACTAAAGCTAAATTTAGCAGAAGAATATCTCGTAAAGCTAACAGAACTAAACGTATTAATCCAGCATCTAGAAGAGTACAGGCGTTAAATAAAGCAGGTAGAAGATAATGGAAAATATTAAAAACGTTAAAGCTAATTGGAGTACAAGATATGGATGGACATTACAACGAACTTCTGAGTATTGTGATAACTGTGGAAGACTAGCACACGATGGTCCATTAATGGAAGAATTTAAAGACGGTAATAACGAGATTGTTATTATTGAAGTATGTAAAGAATATAGAAAACAGGAGAAGTTCGATGAGTTGGCATAGTTTACTTAATGAGTTAGACGTTACTAAAGGCAAAATTACTAAAGTTTCACCAGACGGTAAACAAGTAACAGTTCAAACTTCACCAGGACAAGAATTAAAAATAGATTCAGAAAAAGATCCTAACATTGATATTTCAACAGACAAAGGAAAAACATCTATTAAGTTAAACAAGAAATCAGGACCTAACGTTGGTCCTAAAGTTAGACCTGGACAAAGCGTAGATGTTGAAGAAGATTTCCAAGACGATAGAAAATATCAATCATTAGAAGAATTACTAGCTAAACTTGAAGACATTGAGTCACACATCTATAGATTAAGAGATATGGATAGTGCTACAGAATGGGAAGGTAAGAGAGTAACTGGAACCGGCGACATACACGACCAACTTACTGGAATGTATAAGTCACTTAAAGCCTTACAAGGTTCTGTTGGTAGAGCATTAAAAGTAGTACCAGGAGAACAAAATCCAGATATACAAAAATTCAAAGCAGGCATGAAAGAAGGCTTTGGTGATAACGCCACAGCAACTCAGGCTTTAAGGCTTATGGTTGGCTCTCAAAATTTTGCTAAGGCAAAAAGAGCTTTAGAAATGGCTAGAGCAGGTAAGAGTGTACCAGCAAACTTTGTATCAGGATTGATACCTTTATTAGATTTATTAAACAATGTAATGTCAGGTAGTATTGCTAACACTAGAATTTTACAACAGTTAGACAAGAGAGCAAAGCAAAAATTAAATATTTCTGACTCAGTTAAAGAAGGTGTAAATGATGTAGATAAAATCCATCAACTTACAGACGAGCTTTATAGAGAACTAGTTGATTTCAACAATGAAGAATATGACGAGAACGTAGAAGAGCTTGTTGGACACCTAGCAGAATTTAAAGCAAGACTTGAAGGTGACACAGGATCATTTTCAGAAGGCTCTGTTAAAGAAGCAGGCGGTAACATGGAAGGCTACTTAAACACAATTGATGAGTATGTAGAAATGTTATTTAAAAGTGCTAAAGATAAAAGAGATACTGAAATAGCATATAGAATTCAAAATGCTGTTGATGATATAAGGACTAGAGAACTTGGATTAAAGCCAAGTTTAATTAGAGCAAAATATAACACAGCAGAAGCTGTTCAAAAAAAAAGACTAGTTGATACTGGTTTAGATCTCGAAGAAGGCCCCAACGATAAACATATTTTCAAAGCGATTTTTATGGCGGGCGGACCAGGTTCTGGTAAATCATTTGTAGCACAAAAAGTATTAAAACAATTTGGATTAAAAGTAATTGATTCAGATAGAATGTTTGAATACTTAATGTCAAAGAGGGGTATGGATGTTAACGACCCAGAACAAATTTATAGCCCAGACGGTCAAGCAACAAGAGACCAAGCTAAACTTCAAACAGCCAAACAAAAACATTGGTGGTTAGACGGAAAACTAGGTGTAGTAATTGATGGTACTGGCCGAGACGTAGAAAAAACAGCAAAGTTAAGACAAGAAATGATTGAACAAGGTTACGGTACAATGATGTTATTTGTTAATACAAAGTTAGCAGTAGCACAACAACGAAACTTAGATAGACCAGGTAGAACAATTAGACCTGAAGAAGTAGAAAAGATGTGGCGAAGAGTACAAGAAAATATTATGAAGTTTCAGCAAGTATTTGGTGCTGATAGATTTCTTGTTATTGATAATTCAGGCGGACTTGAAGATCCAGAAAGAGCAGAAGCTTTTAAAAATGTTGAATCAAACATTAGAAAGTTTTTAAACCAAGAGCCACGTAATAAGATTGCTCAAAAATGGTTAGCTCAATACAAAAAGTAAATGTTTATTAAAATATCACCTATGGTTAGGGTGTGGCTATCTGCCAAGGAAGAAGCAATATTAGAAGCTATAGAAAATGCTCCAGAACAGCAGATGCTACGATCTAACATAAAACAAGAAGAGTACCACTTAATTACCCTTTTGGTAAGTAAAAGTGTATTGTGGCGTAAGAAGCTCACAGATGATGTACTCTATGGCAAAAAACCAAATCTTAGACGCTAAATTTCCAATAATCACAAAGGGTGAAAGATTTACCCGTGTGAATGATTCTGTAATATTTCAGATAAAAGGTGGATTATGGCGTTATAAACGTGAAGGAATAAAGATTGAATTTTATTCTAGACTAGGTGCTGTAGGGTATGCTGTAGCTTATTATATGAATGAACACCCCGATCAATTCAAGGTTTTAGACGATAAATTAGCTAAACATAAGAATGATTGTATGTTTCATAAGCATCATTTGAAAGAGGCGTATAAAACCCACAATGAAGAAGCTATAATACTGTACGAAACACTACTAGAACAGAGTTTACACCGTGCTGATACAGTATTAAATGAATTAAAGGAATTGTCAAAAGCAATCCAACTTGCATAAATACATTATATAAAATTAAAGGGCTAAAATTATGAAATTGGGCGAAATAGAAAAAAGAGTAACAAGTTCGAAAGTGAACCAACAACTCAAAAAAACATTTAATCATGAAATTGATTTTAATAAGCTAACACCATCGTTGGCTTTAGACGTTCTAGAAGCAACTAGAAAAGATATTAATACATTTAAACTCAAAGGTGAAAACTCAAATACTAATCCCAAGTATTTGAATGCTGTCTTGACTATAGAAGCATTGGAAAAATGGCTCACTGAGAAAAAAATGCCCACAATGAAACAAGAAGCAAAATTGACTCCTGTTAAAGGAAGTTTAACAGAAGGTGAAATGGAGTCAGCTGAATTAGTATTAGCCGCTAAAGATATGGTTGACCAATTACAAAAAATGCAAGAGCAATTAGGCGAACTAATGAATGAAAACCTTCCACCATTAGTAGATGCTATTAGAGATGAAATGGGTCAAGATAAAGCAGACTCATTCTCAAATGCGGCCAAAGGCACTTTAGAAACAGCTTTAGGTTCAATTGAATCAGCACGTTCAGGTATGGACGGTGCTAGTAGAGTTTTAACTGGCGAAGAGTCAGGTATAGACTTAGGTGCTGAACCAGAAGGTTCAGACGCTATGGAACCAGCTGGTGATTTAGATTTAGATGCTGTTGCTGACTTAGATGCTGAAGAGCCTAAAATGGACTTAGACAGCGAAGAAGGTGGAACTGAAGGCGAGCCAGGATTAGACAGAGAGGAACGCTAGAATGCTACTCTCTGAGTTTGCTCCCACCAAACTTTCAACTTTACTAACATTTTTAGCTAATCGCCTATCAGGTGATAATAAAGAAATGCCTATGAGTGCTGTTATTAGTACAGCACAAAGAATGGGAATACCTTTAAGCTATCCTGCTCTTAAAAAAGCATACGACGACAATCCAGAACTACAAAATCTTATTGCTGATATTAGCCAAGACAGTATTATATTAAAAAGCCCGGACGACATCGATCAAGATTCAATTGAAGATGAAGATCCAAAAATAGATCCTGATCAAAAAGTAGATCAAATGGCTAAACGAGCTCTTAACAAAAGATCATCATAAAACACTTGACATTGGTATATTATTCTGTTATAATGAATGATAGACAGTAAAGGTATGACCAAGTGATTACAAAAGAATACGATTATAAACAATTAAAACGGGTAACAACAGAACATAAACGTCTGTATACAACACCTGAAGGTAAAGCTGTACCTAGTGTTACTACTATACTTGACAAAACTAAAAGCGAAGAAAAGAAACAAGCTCTAGCAAATTGGAAAAAAAGGGTAGGAAAAGAACAGGCACAGCAAATTACAACCGAAGCGGCCAGCAGAGGTACTAGAATGCACAAGTACTTAGAAGATTATTGTACTGATGATGTTTTAGCTACACCTGGGTCAAATCCATATAGTCAACAAGCAAATAAAATGGCACAGATTATTGTCGACAACGGTATGGTTAATATGGATGTATGTTGGGGGACAGAAGTTCCTTTATATTTTCCAGAACTATATGCTGGAACTACAGATTGTGTAGGAGTGTACAACGGACAACCTAGCATTATTGATTTTAAACAGACTAATAAACCTAAAAAAGATGAATGGGTAGACGATTATAAACTTCAATTATGTGCTTATGCCCATGCCCACAACGAAGTATATGGCACTAACATAGAACAAGGTGTTATTTTAATGTGTAGTAAAGACTTCGAATTCCAGACTTGGACCTTAAAAGGCGAAGAATTTAAGCTATTCTCTGAACATTGGTGGAACAGAGTAGAATCATACTATCGTCTTATAGCATAAATACTTCTATACAAGGAGTTTAAAAATGGCTGTCGTTCAAATATCAAGAATCCAACACAGAAGGGGTAAATCTGATGATTTACCACAATTAGCATCAGCTGAATTAGGTTGGAGCATTAATAATAGGAAATTGTACATCGGTAACGGTTCTACAGTAGAGGGAGCCCCTACAGTAGGTAATACTGAAATTTTAACAGAACATAGTAATATTTTAGGTGGATCTAATAGTTATACATATACAGGCGACAGAGCAGGTTACACAGCATCTGGTACTTCAGCAAGACAGCTACAAAGAAAGCTAGATGAATCAGTTAGTGTATTAGACTTTGGTGCTAAAGGCGACGGATCTACTGATGATACTTTAGCTATTAATACAGCTTTATATCAACTTTATTGTGTACAAGATACAGATCCATTAGCAAGAAAAACTTTATACTTTCCAGCAGGAACGTATGTAGTTAATACAGATTCAGTTAGAGTTCCTCCTTATGCTCACTTAATTGGTGACGGACAAGAAAAAACTTTTATTAAAAATACAAAAGAAAGTACACCTGTTTTAAGAACAGCAGATAGTGATCAAAATACATCATCAAGTATTGGTACAGGTACAGCAATTACTCCGAGATACATTACAATAGAAGGAATGACATTATGGCAATCAGTAGATGAAGATTGTGCTGTAATAGAACAATGTAATGAAGTAAGATGTAATGATGTAGGATTTAAAGGAAGACTATCAGCAGGTCCATCAGCTATTGGTAATAAAAAAGCTGGTGTTAAAATTGACCAAACAGCAACTCACACAGCAAGTCATATTGTTTTTGACGGCTGTGATTTTAGCTTTATTGAAGTTGGTGTAATAAGTGATGCAAAATTTAAAAATGTAATATTTGATAAGTGTTCTTTTGCTTATACATATGAAGCATTTAGAATTGGCGAAAATTTAAGTTCAGGTAATGCTACTGGATTAAGAATACAGAATTCACATTTTGATAAAATAACAGGTAGAGCTGTTTATCTTTTTAACGGTAAAGGTTGTACATCATCTTTTAATACATATAGAGATTGTGCTACAAATTTAGTTGGAGCAGGTAACCCTGTTGCTCCTGTTGTTGAATGGAATCAAGATGGTAATGGAAACTTTGGCGACTGGTTTGATAGAAACGACTCAGACGCTTCAACTTTTCCTAGGGTTGAACACAACGGTAAAGAAATTTATACTACCTTAGCTGACAACTATGTTGGTTATGGATATCATAAAACTTACCCAGGTAAGAAACTTACTCTTACTGATAACCAAAGTTCTGCTACTACTACAGGTTTAACTTTTAGTAGAACAACAGAACAAAATTTACAAATTTCATATTCGATTAGTAGAAATTCAAGAGTTAGAACAGGACAACTTTTAATAACAAATACAAGTGCTGAAAGTAGTATAGCAGATGAATTTATTGAAGAAGCAGATGTTGGTGTAACTTTTACTGTTGATCGAAGTGGCGGTACTACTACACTAAAGTATCAGACGAATAACCAAAGTGCTGATGCTTACTTTTACTACAAAATTGACAAATATTATTAATTAAAAAATGTTCGACTTATCATATCAGGATAAGATTCGTGCTTGGCGGACTTTTCGTCTTGACGTATCTTGGCTAGACAGAGAAGAAATCTTAGTAGAAACAGCTAAATTATGGGCCAAGGCTCCGATAGCCATGCCTCATCTGGCTTTTGACTTACCTAGAACTTGGCCTCAACCTTGGGAATTGATTAGTTGGGACCGTTGGGACGAAGTTGGAATTAATCTTGGAATTTATTATACACTTTTTTTGACAAATAGATTTGACAAACGGGACCTAGATGTAGTAATATATAACAATAAAGAAAGTTCGACGTTGACCCCAACTGTAGATGTCTACAGCAAATATACTCTTAATTGGAGTTATGGACAGGTTGTAAATACTTCTATAGTAGAGGAGACCAGCAATAGAAGTTGGCGTTACAATTATGTTGAACTTAGAACTGAAACATACTTATAATAGGGAAACCGGAAAAGAAGATAGATTTATTATGCCTGCTCAAACAACTCAAATTCAAATAGCAAAACGTGACGGAAGAAAAGAAACACTAGACTTAGAAAAAATGCACAAGGTTGTATTTTATGCTTGTAAAGATTTAAAAAATGTATCAGCAAGCCAAGTAGAAATTAACAGTCATTTAAGTTTTTACAATGGTATTACTAGTGAAGAAATTCAAGAAACATTAATTAAAAGTTCAGCAAATTTAATTTCAGAAGATTCGCCAAATTATCAATACGTCGGTGGACGTTTGATTAACTACCATCTTAGAAAAATGGTATACGGTCAATTTGAACCTTGGCACATTTTAGATTTAATTAAAAAGAACGTTAAAGAAGAATACTACGATCCAGAATTATTAGAAACATATACAGAACAAGAGTGGAATCAAATTAACGGCTTTATAAAACATAGCCGAGATGAAAACTTAACTTATGCCGCAATGGAACAATTTAGAGGAAAGTATCTAGTACAAAATAGAGTTACTGGAGAACTTAAAGAAACGCCTCAAGTTTGTTATATGTTAATCGCGGCTACATTGTTTTCAAGTTATCCACAAGAAACAAGATTACGTTGGGTAAAAGAATATTATGATGCTATTAGCAATTTTGATATTAGTTTACCAACCCCAGTTATGGCAGGAGTTAGAACACCACAAAGACAGTTTAGTTCCTGTGTACTAATTGAAACAGATGATAGTTTAGACTCGATTAATGCTACAACAAGTTCTATTGTTAAGTACGTTAGTCAAAAAGCAGGCATTGGGATTGGCGCAGGTTCTATTCGTGCTTTAGGGTCACCTATTAGAAAGGGCGATGCTTATCACACAGGCGTTGTACCTTTCTATAAAATGTTTCAAGCGGCAACTAGAAGCTGTTCACAAGGTGGTGTTAGGAACGGCGCCGCAACTCTTTATTATCCAATTTGGCATTACGAAGTAGAAGATTTATTAGTGCTAAAAAACAACAAAGGTACAGAAGATAATCGTGTACGACATATGGACTATGGCGTACAGTTTAATAAGTTAATGTATGAACGCTTAATTGCTGGTCAAGACATTACACTTTTCAGCCCACACGATGTACCGGGCCTGTATGAATCATTTTTTGAAGACCAAGACAAATTTAAAGAGCTTTATGAAAAAGCCGAAAGGTCAAATAAACTTCGCAAGAAGTCTATTCCCGCTTCTAAGTTATTCGCGGCCTTTATGGAAGAACGTAAAAACACAGGCAGAATCTACTTAATGAATGTAGATAATGCTAATGATCACGGAGCATTTAAGAAAGACCTTGCTCCTGTAAGACAAAGTAATTTATGTTGTGAAATTAACCTACCTACAAAACCTTTAACAAGTTTTGATGATCCGGAAGGTGAAATTGCTTTGTGTACACTTTCGGCAATTAACTGGGGTAACATAAAGGACCCAAGAGATTTTAACAAACCATGTGAGTTAGCAGTAAGAGGATTAGATGCTTTATTAACGTATCAAAATTATCCTGTTAAGGCGGCAGAAATGTCTACTATGAAAAGACGTCCATTAGGAGTAGGAATTATTAACCTTGCTTATTGGATGGCTAAAAATAATATGACATACAGCGATCCAGATTTAGATTTAATTGATCGTTGGGCAGAAGCATGGAGTTACTACTTAATTAAAGCAAGTGCTGACCTGGCCTATGAAAAAGGTGCTTGTTCAGGTAGTAACGAAACAAAATACGGTGATGGTATTTTACCAATTGACACATATAAAAAAGAAGTAGACGAGTTAGTGCCACATAAAGAAAGAATGGCATGGACAAGTTTAAGGAAACAGTTACAAGCTACAGGTATTCGTAATTCAACATTGATGGCTTTAATGCCAGCAGAAACGTCAGCACAAATATCTAACTCAACTAATGGTATAGAACCGCCTAGAAGTTTAGTAAGTGTTAAACAAAGTAAGCACGGTGTATTAAAACAAGTAGTACCTGGAATTCATCAACTAAAGAACAAGTATGAATTGTTATGGGACCAAAAAAGTCCTGAAGGTTATATTAAAATTATGGCAGTATTACAAAAATACATCGATCAAGGTATTAGTGTTAATACAAGTTACAATCCTACATTCTATGAAGATGAAAAAATTCCTATGAGTACTATGCTTGGACACCTTTTAACTTTTTACAAGTACGGCGGTAAGCAGTTATATTATTTTAATACATATGACGGTGCTGGTGAAATAGAAATTAAAGATATAGTAAGCCAAGCTGAAGAAGTAACTAATCAACTTGCTCGAGGTGACTTTGCTAGTGACCAAGAGTATGATGATTATTGTGAATCCTGTACAATTTAAATAGTAGTAAACATGGAAAGTTTAGAGCAATTCAAGTCTTCGGACCTTTACCAAAGGATGATTGATCATTTTGATTATGTTGTCGAAGACATGGCAACAGAAGATGGAGTGTTCTTTAATGAAACAAGAAGACAAGGTCTTATTAGTTGGACTTCACTAGATATATTTTATAGGATTTGGTTAGTACAACAAGCTAGTAAAGGACAAAAGATCTTAGACTTTGGAGCAGGCCCTAATCTACTTTCTAAATGGTTTGACATATATGCTGTGGATAAAGATGTATGGAATGAGCCATCTGTGCTATGTGATTACACAGGAGACTTTAGGCAGTTTAAATCTTTTGAAAGATTTGGTGGAGGAATAGCAATTTGTTCTTTACATTACTGGACAAAAGATGTTATAATAGAGTTAATGGGTAGGATGATGGACCATATTGTAGAGGAACCAGGTCGTAGGTTGTTTTGTACGTTTAATACTAGCAGACTAAAGGAACCTGTTTCTCCCGATGTATTGGCTGAGCAGATAAGTAATTACTGTTCACAAAAAAATTGGAAAGTTATATACACATTTGCTCGTGAACCTAAAGGATTCTACGGGTACGATGGAAATGTACAGATAATGGCAGAGAGAGAATGAAACAAAAAACAGTATTTCAAACAAACAATAAAAAGAATCACGCTGAAAAGTTAGCTTTTCTAGACCCTACAGGTGGCGTTGATATTCAACGATACGATACAATGAAGTATCGTCAATTTGACAAGCTAACAGATAAACAGTTAGGTTTCTTTTGGAGGCCTGAAGAAGTAGATATCTTAAAAGATGCTAAAGATTTTAAAGAACTTACAGACTGGGAACGCCATATTTTTACAAGTAATCTTAAAAGACAAATTCTTTTAGATAGTGTACAAGGAAGAGCACCAGCAGAAGCATTTGGTCCTATTGTTAGTTTACCAGAATTAGAAAATTGGATTATTACTTGGACATTCAGTGAAACAATTCATTCACGAAGTTATACACATATTATTCGTAACGTATATTCTAACCCAAGCCTTGTATTTGATGAGATGTTAGATATTAGAGAAATTGTTGATTGTGCTGATAGTATTACTGTAGCATATGACGATTTAATTCAGCAGTCTAAAATATTTGAATTACTTGGACCTGGAACACATACAATTAATGGTAAAAAGTATACTATTACACCATATGAACTCAAGAAGCTACTATGGAAGTCGCTAATGAGTGTAAATATATTAGAAGGCGTTCGTTTTTACGTTTCGTTTGCTTGTAGTTGGGCATTTGCTGAACTTAAGAAAATGGAAGGTA